ACCCCCTGTAGACATTGATGGCATTCGTGAACCAGTTGCAGGATCGCTCCTGTACGGAAATAACATTATATCGGGAGCAGTTGTCCCGTCTTCAAATGCAATCGGCCTGCACTTCTATCCCATCTGGGAAGCAGCCAGTCTCGATGAATGGCTGTACAATGGTGGACCATTCCAACTCGTTGTCTTCCACTTCCTTATCGGTATCTACTCTTACATGGGACGCGAATGGGAACTTAGCTACCGGCTAGGTATGCGTCCTTGGATCTTCGTTGCTTACTCAGCACCTGTCGCTGCGGCTAGTGCTGTCTTTTTGGTATATCCCTTTGGACAAGGTTCTTTCTCAGATGCGATGCCTCTTGGCATTTCCGGCACCTTCAACTACATGTTTGTCTTCCAAGCTGAACACAATATTCTTATGCATCCTTTCCATATGCTTGGTGTTGCCGGCGTATTTGGTGGGTCTTTGTTCAGTGCTATGCATGGCAGTCTTGTCACCAGTTCCTTGGTTAGGGAGACGACCGAAAATGTATCTCAGAACTATGGGTATAAGTTTGGGCAAGAAGAAGAGACGTACAACATTGTAGCCGCACATGGTTACTTCGGACGATTGATCTTTCAATATGCTTCATTTAATAACTCGCGTAGTCTCCACTTTTTCTTGGCTGCATGGCCTGTGCTTGGCATTTGGTTTACAAGCCTGGGTGTTAGCACTATGGCTTTCAATCTTAACGGATTCAACTTTAATCAATCCATTGTCGATAGTGGGGACCACGTTGTCCCTACTTGGGCTGACATTCTTAACCGTGCGGGACTTGGAATGGAAGTGATGCATGAGCGTAATGCTCACAACTTCCCACTTGATCTAGCAGCAGCGTCTACCACTGAGGTAGCACTGACTGCACCCTCTATTGGATAGAACATATGGCAAAACAAATGCCTAACCATGTCGGCCTTGTGTCGAAACTTAAGCTACAGAAACAAATCAAGCAAGCTGCTATTAGTGGTGATTTTGCAAAAGTAAAAAAACTGCAAAGTCAACTTAGGAATAGCAAGTAAACAAAAGTCCGTTCATCCCGCAAGGGACGCATGACATGAGGTGACATGGAACGGGGTCCCTCAGTTCTCTTAGGAGGATATATGCCAAACGTTGAACTTCGTCAGCGTGTGCGTGAGCAAGCCCAAGCTGCAAAGCAGCAGAAGCTTGTCTACCGCGGTGTGGCTTACCTTAAAAGCCGCTAAGTAGTTCTGTCATTGGGAGGTGCAAATCCTCCCTTAGCAATTGGCATCGGCCCTCTACGGAGGATACCCTTTGCCGTCTAGACGGTGGGAATAGACCACAAAAATTTCAAGATCTTGGATAGGTTCATATCTTTTATTTCTTTTATTTATTCAAATGGCTAACGTCAATCAGGTTAGTTTAGGCCGTGCCAATTTAACTGGCAACGCCTCAAACAACCGCGACCTTTACTTGGATTTGTTTTCAGGCGAGGTCTTCAAAGGATTCCAACATAACTCGATCGCTCGTGACCTTGTCATGAAGCGTACGCTGAAGAACGGTAAGAGTCTTCAGTTCATTTATACCGGTCGTACAACGGCGTCTTATCACACCCCTGGAACACCGATTCTAGGTAATGCCGATAAGGCACCTCCGGTTGCAGAGAAAACAATTACGGTCGATGACCTGTTGATCAGCTCTGCATTTTTGTATGAACTCGATGAGACATTGGCTCATTACGAGCTTAGAGGTGAGGTGTCTCGCAAGATCGGTTACGCACTTGCAGAAACCTATGACCGGAAGATCTTCCGTTCTTTGACTCGTGGTGCTCGTGCCGCAAGTCCTATCTCTGCTACTGGTTTTGTTGAGCCAGGTGGTACTCAGATTCGTGTCGGTGCAACCGGCAACACTTCTGATGCCTACGTTGCTTCTAACTTGATCACAGCCTTCTATGACGCAGCGGCTGCCCTCGACGAAAAGGGCGTCAGCTCTGACGGCCGTGTGGCCGTGCTCAACCCACGTCAATACTACGAATTGATCCAAGAAGTCGGTTCTAATGGTCTGATCAACCGCGATGTCACAGGTACTGCCTTGCAGTCCGGACAAGGCGTTGTTGAGATCGCCGGCATCTCGATCCGGAAGTCCATGAACATTCCGTTCTTGGGACGCTTTGGTACTGCTTATGGCGGCACCACTGGTGTGACTTCCCCTACCAACGTTGGTGACTTCGTTGGTCCTGACATGCTTGATGATGAAGCTGTGACTGGTGACAACTACGGTTCCCGTAACAACTACGGTGCTGATGAGAAGTTTGCTAGCTCTTGCGGTTTGATCTTCCAGAAGGAAGGCGCAGGTTGTGTTGAAGCTATTGGTCCTCAGGTCCAGGTAACTTCGAATGACACTTCTGTGATGTATCAGGGTGACCTAATCGTGGGTCGCCTGGCTATGGGTGCAGATTATTTGAACCCTGCTGCTTGCGTTGAGCTTGTAGCTGGTGCTGCAGTCAACACTGGTGCAACCACCGGTTGGTGATTTAATTATTATTTTTTATGGGAATCCTTCGGGGTCCCTTTTTTTTAACTATGACAACTCCTACAACTATTGATCTCGATACCGAACTATCCGCAGTTAATTCAATCTTGGGGAGTATCGGTCAGTCTCCAGTCACCAGCTTGAATTTTACTAATCCTGAAGTTGAATTTATTTATAACCTGTTAAAAGAAACTAACGTTGAAGTTCAGAATGAAGGTTGGGTATTTAATCGTGAAGACCATTACCCTTTCACGCCTGATGTTAATAAAAATATCTTTATTCCTAACAATGTCTTGCGTATGGATGTATGCGAAGAAGAGATGTATAGGTCTAGTGATGTAGTCAAGCGTGAAGGTAAACTGTATAACAAAGTTAATCATTCATATGAGTTTGACAACCAGCTTGATATGAATGTTATCTGGTTGTTTGCTTTTACCGATCTACCGCAACCATTCAAACGTTTGATTGTTGCTAAGGCTTCAGTACGTGCTGCTGTGCAGCTTGTATCTAACCCTACGCTTGTACAACTACTACAACAACAAGAAGCCTTTGCTCGTGCAATTGTTACTGAGTACGAATGCAATCAAGGTGACCATAACTTCTTAGGGTTTGGTCAAGAACAAGGCTATCGCTCTTATAAACCGTTCCGAGGACTACGTCGCTGATGGCAAGTATTACACAAACTATTCCAAATTTTTATGGTGGTATTTCTAAGGTACCTGATTCAGCAAAAGGACAGGGTCAAGTAAAAGATGCATTGAATTGCATACCTGATATTAATAAGGGTTTGTCTAAGCGTCCAGGTGCACGTCGTGTTGGCACGTCTACTTTGTCTAATGCTACGTCGGATGGCTCATGGTTTCATTATTACCGTGACGAAGCTGAAGGTAGTTATATAGGTCAGGTTGCTACTAACGGTCACGTGACCATGTGGAGTGCAAATACAGGAAATGAAATAACTGTCAACCATGATAGTAATACCGAATCTTATTTGGCTACAGTTAATTCTGTTACTAATAATCGTGGCTCTGAAGACCTTCAATTTACCACAATTAATGACAGCACCTTTGTCTGTAATCGAAATGTGGTAACTGCTATGGAAGCTCTTAATGTTTCTAAAACAGATGAGCGACCACATACTTACTCTGCTTTTGTTGAAATTAAACAGGTACAGAATGGCAGGCAGTACGGTTTAAATATTCATAGTCCATCATCTTCTGCAACTACACCAATTACATCTGCTACAAGAATTTCTACTGATCCTCAAGGTGAAGGGTATACAACATTTAGTGGTGATCAGGGACATTGTCCTAGTACAGGCACTGGAGTGTTTGTAATCAATACAGCATCTATACAAAACCTTATTGTTCGATTGACTGTTACTGGACAGCAGGGGCCTGAGCCTGGTGAAACTGATGAAACACCAGAAGCTGGTGACTATACATGTAGCTACTCTGCACGTCTTGAATTACTTCATGGTGGTAACGATTGTACTGGTACAGGTTTGGCCGGTACTGTTACTTTGTCAGGAAGAAATTATGGGATCATTGTTGATAAAAAAGAAACTGCTCAAGTTCGAGCAAGTATTAAAGCAGTACGCCCTGAACCAACGCCATTTGACCAGCAAACTAATGTAAGTGTTGACACTATCCTTGGTGGTATTACATCAGAGTTGACCGGTACTGGTATTAGTTTTGAGCTTATTGGTAACGGAATTTATTTGTATAGCAATTCAACTGCGTTTACAGTTGAAGCACAGAATACTGATCTGCTTACCGTTATTACTGATCAAGTAAACGATGTAACTGGTTTGCCTTTTCAATGTAAGCATGGTTATATTGTGAAAGTAGCTAACAGCTCTTCTACTGATGATGATTACTACCTAAAGTTTGAAGGTCAAGGAAATTCTTCTGGTCCTGGTAGTTGGGTTGAATGTGCCGAACCAGGCATTAAAAATTCAATCGATCATACAAAGATGCCGATTGTTATTGAACGTCAAGGTAATGGAGATTTCCGGGTAAAACTTTTTACTTATGATAATCGTGACGTTGGTGATGACAACACTAATGCTGAGCCTAGCTTTATTGGTAAGTCCATTAACAAAGTTCTTTTTTTTAGAAATAGACTTGGGTTCCTTAGTGATGAGAATCTAGTACTATCTAGACCAGGGGATCTTGGTAACTTCTTTGTCAACACAGCGTTGACTGTTGCTGGTACAGATCCAATCGACATTAGTTGTAGTTCTAAATACCCTGCAATCTTGTTCGATGCTTTGGAGGTTAATACTGGGTTAATTGTTTTTGCTGGTAATCAACAGTTTCTGTTGGCTACTGACTCCGATACTCTCAACCCTGACACAGCACGGCTTAGCAGCATCAGTACGTACAACTACAACACTGCAGTACCTCCATTTTCTTTAGGCACTATTGCTGGTTTCTTAGACAATGCTGGAGCCTTTAGTAGGTTCTTTGTTATGTCTAATGTTGCTCGCGAAGGTGAGCCTAATGTCAACGAACTTAGTAAGGTAGTTGCTGATGTATTAAGTAAGGATATTGATCTAGTTGCTGACTCGCGTGAAAACACATCTATATTTTTTGGGAAAAAAAATAGTGATGAAGTTATTGGATACAAGTACTTCAGTGTTGCTGACAAACAGATTCAATCATCCTGGTTTAGATGGAAACATACTCGACCACTCGCCTACCACTGCTGTGTAGATGATACTTACTACTTCATTGATGATCAGTTCTTCTTGCAACGTATTGATATGATCCGTGACGATGAGTCTACCTTTACCGAACATGGTAAGGAGTATGCCGTTTATCTGGATAACTATGTCAGTGCTTCTGGTGGTTCGTACAATGCAACTACACGTAAAACTACTTTTAATCTTAGCTGGTTATCCAGTATTACAGATAAGAATGTAAACCTTGCGGCAGTTAGGTCTGGTTCTTCTGGAACTATTGCTGTTGATATTGATGTTCCGTCAAGTGGTACCTCTGTAGTCCTTGATGGTGATCACTCAAGTGGCAACATTTTATTTGGTTACCTGTATACGATGCAGGTTGATCTACCTAGGTTCTTTGTACAAAGGGTGTCTGGTGAAAGAACTATCAATGAAGAACGTGGCAGCCTGATTGTTCATAGAGTTAAGCCTTCTTTTGGTCGTCTTGGTCAGTACAACTCAGTTGTAACTAGGACTGGTAAGGTTGATTACGTTGATGAGTTCACATCATCTACATATGATCAGTACAACGTTGCTGATGTACAGGTAGAAGATGAGCACATCGGAACCATACCTGTGTATGAAAAGAGTAATAACTTTAACTTATCAATCAAATCTACATCACCACTTCCCGCAACACTTATCTCTTTGACTTGGGAAGGGGACTATTCACCCAAATACTACAAGAATGTCTAAGTACATTTACCCACTTACTAATGAGGTCGCTATACATGTGGCCTCTAATTTACGCCCTGAAGACC